AGTCGCCGAGCTGGAAAAGCGAAACGGCAAAATAGACCTTTACGAACAATGGAGTGCGCTCAAGGATTATTTGATCTACGGAACTGAATTCAACCAAGGGGGTCGCTAAAATGAAAACTGCAATCGTGCTTCTGCTGTTGATGGTGGCCGGAGTCGCCCAGGCGAAATCCAACCCGCAAGACCTGGCCCAGATGGTAGCTTACGCTGACAACGCCATTCTGGATGCCGCGCAGACCGGCCATAAAAAGGTGACGCTCGTTTTCGGAAATGCTGACCCGGACAAAGTGGAACAGGTGGCCGCCATCCTGCGCGAGCGGGGCTATCGTCTGGACGAGGAAGCCGCGCTGTTGAACGGCGACATGATCAAGGTTCGGGGCTTGAAAAATTCGGCTGTTGCCAGCCGCTAACTAACTAAAAAAACTGGAGGACTTACCCATGACCACGCAAACCGCAGAAAAAGAAGGACGAGTCAAGACGGTGGCCGGAACCCTGGACGCGCTCGCGTTCGACGCGAGTCTGACCCCGGTGTTCGACGGCAAAGGGCAAGAGATCGAAGGATACAAGCGCGTTTACCGGGCCGACCTGGACCGGACGATCTCGATTGTGTCTGACGGATACGAACTATTCCAGCACCGCGAAGCCCTGGCCCCGGTAGTGGACCGGCTGAGTCAGGACGGCTGGACGGTCAAAGCGAGCCACATTGAACGCTTCGGCGGTCGCGCCTTCGTGGAACTGCATCGCCGCGATGCGGTCAATCCCGAGGTCGCCCGCGTGGTCGGTGAAAAGGTCGGCGAACGCCTGATGCTTCGCAATTCCTATGACAAGACTTCCTCGCTCATTTTTTCAATGGGCGCGTTGGTTCTGAAATGCACCAACGGTCTGGTCGTGCCGGATGGCGGCGGGATGAATTTCAGCGGCCACCATTCCGGCGACCTGCGGAAAAACTTCGACCGGTTCCTCCGCGGATTGGACCGGATCGAGTCGACCATCGGAACCCGGATGCTGGAGCATTACAGCCAGCTGGACAAGATTGTGCCGGATCAGATCGGCCGCGAGATTATTAAACGCGCGGTCGGCGAGCGCGTGACCCTGCAAGTGCTTCCGATGTGGACCGGCGGCATCGGGCGCGATGGAACCCGAACCGCCTGGAACCTCTACAACGGGATCACGCAATACCTGACCCACGACTATAAGGGGAACTGGGATCGCCGCGAACGGCTGAACGGCCAAGCCTTTAACCTGATTGCCGGATGGGTTAAGACCGGGACGCTTCCCGTGATCGACGAGGAAGGGACGAACTAACATGGCGATGCTCTACGCCAGCCAAGCCGAAGTCGGAAAAAAATACCTGACGCCGAAGGGGCTTCCCGTCGAAGCCCTTTCGGTGAGCGGGTCGGGTGTACTGCTTAAAGCGATCTGGACCGGGAACCAGCTCCACGTCCTGCCGACGTATCTTCTCCAGCCTTTTGCGCCGGAGAAACTATCCCGAGAATGGAGAAAAATCAGCATGGCTACCAAAGCGAAAACCAAAAAGGAATCGAAAGCGATCGTCACCAAGGTCGAGGAAGTGGACGGCAAAAAGTACCTGAGCCGCGAATACAAGGGCAAGGAATACAAAGTGACTGTCCGAAATGCCGAGGACAAAAAAGGCTTCGAGTACGCGGGCAAGCTGTACCGCTCGCTGACGGACGTCGCCCGGACCATTACCGGCCAGAAGATCATCAACGGGCCGAAGTTCTTCGGGCTCCGGCAAAAGGCGGCCTGACCATGACCAAGCAAGAAGCCCTGGAAGAACTGTTCGGGTACGACCACGCGATCATCTCGGAAGATCGCGCCATGGCCCTGGCCGCGCCATTCGGTCTGACGCAAGTCCCGACTCGGGACTATGCCACCAACCCCGCCGCCAACAATGGCAAGGGCGTCTTCATGGAAAAAGAAGGGCCGGCGGTTTCGGCCCATGAACTGGCCGAAGCCATTGCCGACCATATGGGATTGACTTACCCGCCCATGATGGGCCTAGGGTCGCGCCTGCGCGTGGCCTGTAGCGCCATCCAGCAGGCGATTAAGTCCGACGCCTGACGTTCGACCCTGGTCCCTACCGGGGGCCGGGGATGGAGCGTCAAAGGCTGGAAAACTGGGGGTTTCTATGAAACGCATGATCATTGGAGTGCTGTTGCTGTTGCCTCTGAGTGTGCAAGCGCGAGAGTACAAAGAAAATCCGGACCGCTACCCGTCCATCGGGTTTGAAGTGGCCAAAGGACAGGTGCCGGGAATCCCAAAAGCCGGAGTGAACGGAGAGCAGACCAACGGTGGTACGGTCGGCTTCTTGGGCGATTTCCGTTTACCCGTTTCCGACGCCCTGACATTACATACGTCGATCCAGAGCGATGGGATCAACAACAACCTGGCGTTCACGGAAGGGTATCGTCTGGCTGTTGGTCTTCGTGTTTATATCCGCGACTAAAGGGGGGCTACCATGGCCGTCGATTTTATTCGAGTCGGCGATACGGTTCAGCTTACCGCTGGCATGGCCGAGGTTCATGCGGCCTGCACCGATCGCGTTGACGGGTACTGGCATTGCGCCAGCCACCGGCGCAGTTTCCGAAATGAGTTTGACCGCGACGCCCACGTCCATAACGGCAAACACCGTGTCGTGTGGATTTGCTGGCGTCATGGAGCTGAAACGCCGTAACAGACAAACTATAATCCTGGGCCCCTATGAGATACCGAACGCGACCGCTGAAACACCGCAAAGACGGGCGACCGTTTTTGCTTCTTCTGACCGCTGACGAGCATGAATATCTGGACCGGGTCGTCCAGGACCGGGGCGGGACCAAAGCCGACATCATGCGCGGCCACTTCTTTACCAAGGGCTGGCGCCGCAAGCTGGACGAGCTGAGACAGGAACAAGGCCCCCTAGCCGAAGCGCCAAAGGTTTCGTAAGATTGTCCGGGGTCAGGAAACGAGGTTCCCAATGGCAAGCGCCAAAGTGCAAGTGCTGGTGACGTTGAACGATGCCGGAGTCTGGCGAATCGTCGCGCCGCTCAATCCTCTGAAAGTGCGGCATATCACCGAAGCTGAAATGCAGATGCTCTCGGAAGCGATCCCGCGACTGATTGAATCCATCGTCTCGGATAAAGCCCCGGAGCCAGCCCCGAAAAAAAAGAAGTAGCCCGACCGTAAAACTGGAGGACGTTTGCCCGCCACCCTAGAGTTGTCCCAGGAGCAGAAGACCGCTTTTGAAGCGATCCTCGCTTTCGTCAAAGATGGAAAACCCGAACTGCGAATCGGCGGCTACGCCGGAACGGGTAAGACCTACCTCATCGCCCACACCTTAAACGCCATTCGTGAGCTGAACAAAAATAAAGTGATCGCGCTCGCCTGCTTCACCGGCAAGGCGGCTTTCGTTCTGCGCGACAAATTGACTGCGGCCGAAGCCCTGGCGAACGAATACTGCGGGACCATTCACGGGATGATGTACCGCCCGGTGGAAGACAAAGACGGCGGCATTTCCTGGCGGCGCAATGATTCCATCGACGCAGACCTGGTGATCATTGACGAAGCCTCCATGGTCAATGAGACGATTTACAATGACCTGAAAAAATACAACGTGCCGATGCTGTTCATCGGCGACCACGGCCAGCTCCCGCCCATCGGCGGCCAGTTCGGTTTGATGGAAAAACCGGACCTGACCTTGACCCAGATTCAGCGCCAGGCGGCGCAGAACCCGATCATCCAGCTCTCAGCCCAAGTTCGCGCTGAAGGTCAAATCCCTTTCGGACAGAAGGCCGCTCCGCTGGGTGACGGCTGGCGAAAAATATCTATGCGTCTCCACGATCTTGTTAAAGCGGTGGATGATCCAGGACTGGCGATGTTCCTCTGCGGCTACAATAAAACGCGCACCTGGCTGAATCAAGCGATTCGCGCCCGCCTTGGATTTAAAGGCGACCGGCCGGAGCCTGGCGAGAAACTCATCTGCCTGAAAAACAACCGGGAAATTGGAATTTTTAACGGAATGGGCGGGCTCCTGCGCCGGATCAAAGAAAAGAAGGATAGCCACTGGTATGAAGCCTCCATCCAGATGGAAGACGGGACCGAGTTTAAAGGGTCAGTGATCAAAGCGCAATTCGGAGCGCAAGAAACCCTGCGCGAGCTGGAAGGGCTCGAGCGCGAACTCCTGCGCGAGCTGTTCGATTTTGGGTATGCCCTGACCGTGCATAAAGCGCAAGGCTCCGAAGCTGACCGGGTGATCCTGGTCGAAGAACGCTTTTCTTCGATGACAGACGAAGACTGGCGGCGCTGGCTTTATACCGGAGTGACCCGAGCGCGGAAACACCTGACCGTTGTTTCAAGAGTGCGAGCCTAAACTAAAAACTGGAGGACTCAAAACCATGAAGCGAACCACGCTGGTGCTGTTGATATGCGCCGCATCCGTAGCCGTGGCCAAGCCGACGACCGAGGCGTTTTACGTTTACTCCGATAAAGGTGCGCCGACGAATCATTTTGCACCTTCGGGGTGGATGGGGTCATATCAAAGCCTCAAGTTAAACGACGCCTACAACAAAGACTGCGAGGACGGAAAGACCTGCATCCAGTGGAAGTATGACGCCGCCAATGATGCCGGTTCAGGATGGGCTGGCGTCTTCTGGCAATGGCCGCCGAATAACTGGGGCGAAAAGCCAGGCGGCTTCGACCTGTCGAACTTTAAACGCCTGACATTCTGGGCGAAGGGCGAGCAGGGCGGCGAAAACATTCATGAGTTCAAAGTCGGTGGAATTACCGGCGAGCATGGCGATTCTGATGAAATGTCCATCGGACCGATCGTGCTGACCAAGACGTGGAAAAAGTACACCATCGACTTGGCTGACAAAAACTTCTCACACGTCATCGGCGGGTTCTGTTGGTCGGCCAGCCGGGACGATAACCCGAACGGATTCACGTTCTACCTGGACGAAATTCGGTTCGAGAAATGAGCTTTGCCCCTGCGGCGTCCGCTGTCCGTGGCTTCACGCATCCGGAGCTTGCGGAGCATACTTCCGGTCCTAGACCGGCCAGGGGTCCAAATTTAAATGCCGCCTGCTGATCCAGAGACAGCCGCCCGAATTGTGATTGAAGGCATCCTCATGAAACTGGGCGATGTGATTCTCGTCAATGGAGCCAAGGGCGCGGTACTGATCGCGGTCGTGGTACGCGCCCGAATTAAAAAGAGCGGAGACAAAAAACATGAAACAACCAAAAAGGAAAGTCATAAGTTACAGCGCAAGCCGTGACAGCGGCTACGGTTCCCGAGCAGTCATTGTCCAGTATGACGATAGCGACCAAGAAATGCTGGACCCGCGCCCGTCGCAAAAACTCTACAACCATTCCCCGGACGGGTTCGAGTGGGGCTATGGCGGTTCCGGTCCCGCGCAACTAGCCCTGGCCATCCTTCTGCATTACACCGGCAATCCCAAAGAAGCATTGATGTGGCATCAGGATTTCAAATGGGAATTCATGGCCAAAGCCCCGCAGGAAGGCTTCGTCATAACGGCGGATCAGATTGAACGCTACCTGAGCCTTCCAGTCATCGCCGACCGGCCGCACCGATGAACGAAGACTTGCGCGACCTGGGCTGGGCGAACAAAGGCGGCGAGACCTACGCCCGGATCAATGAAGCGGTGATCCGGTGCCGGGACCTCGGCCATGTATCCACCGACATTGACGTGGGCCCGCCGAATCGCGGGATCGAACACGTGGTGAGCTGTAAAATCTGCCGGTACGTTTACCGATACGACTCATCCGATTAAAGGAGGCTTTTGTGAGTGATCCACTTGACGACGAAGGAAAAGCGCGGGAAGCGGCCCAGGCCGAAGGTGAAGCCCAGGCCGAGGCGCAGGCCGAAGCTGACGAAGCGACAGCGCAAATTGATTCAATGGCTACGCCAATCAAAAATGGCCGGATTCTTGGAATAAACAGACGCCACTACCCTGCTCAGGCCAGCGTGATCGGGCACAGCGGTTTTTATGTTGAAGGCATCGGGATGGTGGATCAATCCGAAGACCCGCCGCCGACCCTGGCTGTTTTGGTTCAAGGCGAGATCGGGGATTACGCCTGCTATGTCGGCCACGGCACGCCGGAATGGGTGCGCGATCATGGCGATAAAATTAAATTCGAGGAAGCCTGTTGCCACTTTCCCGGAGGCCAGCTCAAGCGCGAGCTGTACCGCGAATGAAAAACTTACTCGGCTGGATTGCCTTTGCAATCGCCTTGCCATTTATTCTGTTGATCGGGCAATGGCATGAGCTGAACCGGCGATGACACTCCAGGAACGCTACGAGCTGATCCGGCAATTGACCGACGTTTTCCAGCTCAAGACCGCGATCAAACATCAGATCATGGTGCAACTGAAAGAAGCCCAGCACGACGGTTACCGGCAAGGTTTAAAAGACGGGGTGCGCCGCTTTGCCTGGTGGAAAGACGGGACTCAATGGTGCGGCTCGGGCAACAAAACCCTGGAAGAAGCCGAAGCGGAAATCGAAAAGGAATGCGAAGATGGAAATTACCGACAGCCATATTAAACTTCTGCAGAACGCCGCCATGGTGGAAGACGCCATTAAACTCTGCCAGGACATGATCGCCCAAGCCTTTGTCTATGAAGCCGAGATCATTGCGAAGCGCCGGGACTGCGAGAAAAAACTGGGCGAGCTCCTAGCCTACAAAGCGGCCATCGCGTCCAGACTGACCTTGTAAAACCCATCAACGCGGGATACACTTCCCGCGTGGCGACCTGGCTGTTCCTGGCGGTTCGCTGTAAAGATTGTTCCCACACCTGGCACGACCTCCTGCCAAATTGCCGCTTCATTGTGCCCATCTTCGGATGCTCGCATTGCTGGGGCGACCGTGTAGAGATTTGCCAAATGCTCACGGATCAAGTTTAATCCTCGCGGGTCTATGGTCCGGGAAACCATTGTGACGTGCGGGACATGCGGGAGCCTCTGCCGTTCGATAGAGTGTGACCGAACCAATGGCAATGCTCACAGCTATTACCGGCCGATGGTGGAAGGAACGCTCACCAAAGAAGAAACCCGCGCCCAGATGTTGGAAACGATTCAGCAATCCAAATTTAACCGGATGCGCTTAGAGGCCGCGATTACCACGCTTTCCCACGTTGAACAATTTCTGGCCAGCAAAGGCCATAAGTTCATGCACATGGAAGTCAAACGAACGCTGATGCAACTGCAGGACCGGCGCGGGGCATGAACTATATACCCGCAGAGTACGTGAAGGTCTTTTGGCAGGGATTCTATTTCGGGCTGGGATTTCTGGCCGTAAATCTGATTTTTGTTTTAATTATTTTACTGGTGGTCGTGACGCTCGCCTCGCTCCTGGCCCTGGACCCTTTTCCCCGACGGAAAATCACCCGTTCCCTGGTGGAGTAAACCGAGCGCTTCTCTATTACGCGCGAAGACTGTCAGAACCCCTCCCTCTTGATTTCTTTAAAAATATAGCGCATATTTATGACCGCATGAGCCGAAAGACCAAAGGGAAAGACCAGCCGCGCTCGGATGGAGTGCCGCCCGAGCCCCGCAACAACGCAACATTAGAAAAAAAGCCGACCTTCGCCGAGAGCCACCGCGCCGAGTTAAAACAGCAATTTCTCGACCAGTTCAAAGAGTACGGAACGATCTACCACACCGCTAAAGCCATCGGCTCGGACCACTCGACGATTGAAAAATGGCTGAACAACGACGCCGCCTTCGCCGAAGCCTTTAAGACAATCCGCAAAGCGCCCGGTTACATGATTGAACGCGCCGCCATTGAACGCGCGAAAAACCCGAGCAACCAGGCCGACACGATGCGGATCTTCATGCTGAAAAATCTCCTGCCCGAATCCTACGGCGAAGCTGACAAACTGCAAATTGAACTGACCGTCTCAAACGTCTTAGTCGCGCAATTCGTCTCAATCGTGCAGGCGAATGTCCCGGACACCTGCCCGCATTGCAAGACCAACCTTGGCCTATCGGCCAAACTCGCGAGCGAGCTTAGCGCCCTCAGCGAATCCATGCTGAAAGCAGGCGCTATCCGTGACGCCAACGCTCGAGCGTAAAAAATCCAGTCGGCGCGGCGAGTTCATCGCCGAGATCGTTGCGAAAGCCCTGGGCGAAGCCGCTCAGGGTTTGACTTATCCGCAAATGGCCTTCCGTGAATTTTTAAAACTCGGCTGGCAGATTATTGAGCCGGCCAATCCCCTGCAGGACGAATGGTACGTGGATTGCCTTTGCGAGTACCTTCAACTCGTGACCCTGGGCGAAATCCGAAAACTGCTGATCAACATGCCGCCTCGCGAAGGCAAGAGCAATATCGTCACGGTGCTGTGGCCCGCCTGGAGCTGGACCCGCAAAGCCTTTCTGCGATTCATTACCTGCTCATACTCCGCATCGCTCTCCGAAAAACACGCCACCATGCGCCGCAACGTGATTGACTCCGGCTGGTATCAACGGCAGTGGGGCGGCCTGGTGCAGTTCGCGGCCGACCAAAATAAAAAGCAGGAATACGAAAACACCGCTCGCGGCCACATGATCGCCACCTCCGTCGGCGGCACGATTACCGGCAAAGGCGGCGACGTGATTATCGAGGACGACATGATCAACCCGCTCCAGGCGGTCAGTGACGCCGAGCGCAAAGCGGCCATCGACATGCACAAGATGGTTTTGTCCACCCGCATTGATAATCCGAAAACCGGAAGCCGCGTCATTGTCGAACAACGCACCCACGACCAAGACGTATCCGGTTATGTGCTGGCGAATGAATCCGGCTGGACGCATTTGAATTTGCCGCTGATCGCCACGCGGGAAACCGTTGTCGTCCTGCCGATCAGCAAGCGCGAAGTGATTCGCCCGATTGACGATATTCTTTCCCCTGGCCGCCATGGTCCGAGCGAGATCGCCGATTTAAAAAAGACCATGACCCCGGAAGTCTTTGAAGCGCAATGCCAGCAGGAACCCTCCTCCGATGTCGGCAACATTTTGAAGCGCACCTACTGGGAAAAATCAAAATACCTGACGCTTCCCTCAGGTTTCGACCTGGTGGTGACGAGCTGGGACTTGACCTTCAAAGAAACCAAAGCCGGTTCCTATGTCGTCGGTCAAGCCTGGGGCAAACGCGCGGCGAAGTTTTATTTATTCCCGTGGATGGTTCGCGCCCGGATGGATTTCTCCGAGAGCTTAATTGCCTTCGCGAATTTCGTCGCGCACATCACTAAGCAGATCGGCTACAAGCCTGCCGCGCATTTGGTCGAGGATAAAGCCAACGGCCCCGCGCTCATTTCCAAAATGCAAAACACGATCCCCGGAATTTTGCCGATGCCAACAGTCGGCACCAAAGCGGCCCGCGCCCACGCGGTGGCTCCGACGATCCGAAGCGGAAACGTCATGATCCCGGACGAGTCGATTGCGCCCTGGAGTTTGGAGTTCGTGGAAGAATGTGCTAAATTCCGCGGCGCCGATTCCGAGATCAACGATCAGGTGGACACCATGACCCAGGCCGTCATTTATCTCAGCAACGTGCCGATCCTCTCCCAAGAGCAGGACGAGGACGACGGCGTTAGCTTTATCGGCGATTTAAACGGCGAGTCAGAATCTATCGGAGGTTTCATCGGATGATTGATTTGATCCTGAGCGCCTATCGCCGGAAAGTCCAGGAATTTAAGAACGACCAAATCCGCGCCGAGCTGGAAGGCAAACTCCTGAGCGAAGCCTCGGCCTCATCCGACCTGGTAGTGGACCGCCCGGATACCACGCAAGGCTGGGTGCGCCGTTACCAGGTCAACGACTGGGAAAAAGGCCACATCCAGGCCAACCAGCTCGAAGCCGTTCGCAAATGCCGCGAGTTCGACCGCTGGGACGCCCACGCCCACGGGATTCTAAACGCCATGATGAATTACATCATCGGCAAAGGGCTTTCGATTCAGCCCAAGTCTGACGACCCGATGGTGCAATATATCTGGCATGAGTTCGCCATCGCCGACCGCAACAAGTGGATGCTCAAGCAATTTGAAATCGTGCGCCGACCATTCCGCGACGGCGAAGTCTTCATCCGCTTTTTCGACAAAGACGAAAACGGGCAGGCCACCGGCAAAACCACGATCCGCTTTTTAGACCCGCTCCTGATTCGCCATCCGACGGACGGTTCAGGAAAAATCGACGATGAGCCGAACGAGTCGATTAAAAACGGCGTCGTCACCGACCCGGAAGATGTTGAGGACGTTCTGGCTTACCAGTACATGGACCGCGTGGATCGCTCGAAGTTTGAAACGATCCCCGCCGAGGAAGTCCACCACATCAAGATCAATGCCGACAGCGATCAGAAGCGCGGCGAGCCGGGAATCCAGACGCTATTGCAGAGCATCCGGCATTACGAACAGTGGATCGAAAACCGGATCATTCTGAATAAAATGCGTACCGCCATTGTGATGATCAAAAAAGTGGAAGGCACGCCGACGGAAGTCTCGAACCTTTCCAAAACGCTCCCCTTGGCCAATCGCCAGGTGGCCAATGAAACCAAGCTCCGCAATTTCCGAGGCGGCACGGTCATCACCGCTGGCCCAGGCGTGACCTACGAAATGCAGTCGCCGAATATCAACGCCAACGATGTGAAAGAAGACGGCCGCAACATCATCCTCCGCATGGCCGCCGGAATGAACATGCCCGAGTACATTTTCGGTGACGCCAGCAACGCCAACTATGCCTCGACCATGATCGCCGAGTCGCCGTTCGTCAAGATGATCCAGTTTTTCCAGGTGTTCTTTGAATATCATTTCGGCCAGATTTTTAAGAAGGTGATCCAAAATGCGGTCAAGGCGGGTTTACTTCAGGAACCTGATGAAACGGCATTCGTCAAGGAACTCCAGAGGATTCGCACGCTGGAGGAAGCGCCCGCCGAGGAAAACCCGGACGCCGGCGAGCCCGGCGCGAAGCGCGAACTCTCGCCAAAGGAAGCCGCGCTCAAAGAACTCATGCCCGACGGAAAAATGGTCACGCCGCTTGAAATCTTTTACGGCGTTGACATTCAGTGGCCGGAGATCGTTCACCGCGACCTGGATAAGCAGGCGATGGCCCTCTCGATCGCTCGGCAGAATGGCTGGATTGCTGACCCGACGGCCAGCGCCTCCCTCGGTTACGATTATGGCGAGGAAGTTCGGAAACAACGCCAGGTCGAGGAAGATGCGGAGATCGAAGAAAACCCGCTCCTGTCCAAAGGCGGCGACGGCGACGCCAGCGATATGCAGGACGACATGAACGGGCTGATGAACCAGCTCTCCCCGGAAGACAAAAACACGATTCTCAATTCCAATGACCCCAAGGAAATCAAAGGCGTCATGGACAAGTACCGCGCCCAGGCCGGAGCCGGTGCCAATGGAAACGGCCAGGAGGACTAAACCGTGGAAATGAAAATGGGACAGGCCACATCCGATCAAACGAGCGTCGCCCAACAGGCGCACTACTCCGCTGAGAACCAAATTATGACCCACGTCAAAGGCATGAGCCTGGCCGGAAAACAACTGCTGGCCCAGCGCATGCACGATCACGTCAAGCAAGCGGAGATGGACGCCAAAGCGCGAAATGGCTAAGACCGCAACCCCGCATCATCTGATCATCGCCAAGCGTATCCGCATAGAGCGCATCGAGCTGTACCGGCGGCTGACCCAGGCGCAGAAGGATTTGCGCGCCCGCCTGACTTTATTTAATGCGGGCGTTTCGCAAACCGTCCTGAAAAAAGGTGATTCGCTGGCGGGCCTCAAACCGATCAACCGCCGCCTGCACAACGAAGTGATTTTGCTTCGCGCCTGGTTGCGGAGCTGGATTCTGGCGCTGGTGAAAGATGCGGTGCGAATGGGATTCAATCACCCCGGTGACGCGCTGAAACCCGTCTTCAAAGATAACCAGGAAGCCGTCACCAACATTATCGCCGAGCAAGCCTTGCATGAAGCGCGACTGTCCTTCGGGCTGGACAAGAATTTCGCCAACCGCACCGATCCGACGGTCAAGACAAGTTCGGCCAAATGGACCGCCATCGGCCAGCGGATCATTCATAACGTGGCAAAGAAAAATTTGCAGGGGCTTACCGTGAGCGAACGGATTTGGGAATTGACCTCGCGCACGGAAGCCGATCTTAAACGAATCCTGGCCAACGGGATTGCTCAAGGACGCTCACCCTATGAACTCACCAAGCTCATCCAAAAATATATTTCGCCCAGCGTGTCCCAGGCCGATGAACTGGGAATCCAGAACGGCCCAGGAGTCTACCGCTCCCCTTATAAAAACGCTATGCGGCTTGCCCGGACGGAAACAAATCGAGCTTACACCCAGGCCAGCGCGAATTTTTACAGCAACAAACCCTGGGTCAGCGAAGTCGATATTACGCTCTCGCCCGACCACGACGTGGTGGATGAGTGCGACGATTTGGCCGACGCTGGACCCTATACTCCCGAGGAAGCCGGAAGCCTGATTCCCGCGCATCCGCATTGCATGTGTTCCTTGACGCCCAGGATTGACCCGGCCTATCTCGGCCAGACGGAGGATGAATAAAATGCCCTACAGCTCAGTCGCTGAACTGCCCGCATGGGTCCGAAAATTGTCGAGTGCCAAGCAAAAGCAGTATATGGCCGCTTTCAACAACGCCATGAAAGAGTACAAAGGCGATGAGCAGAAAGCCTTCGCGGTGGCCGCTTCCGCAATCAAAGAAGGATTCGAGCTGTCCACCGACATCGGCATTGAACTCTCCGAGGCGATGGCCGGAACCCAGATCAAAAAGGACGCCGGCATCATCGAAAGCGTTCTGCTGTTGACCGGCGATAAAGTCTCGAAAAACAAAACGCTTTATTCCAAAAAAGTCCTGCAGGAAGCCGTCAAGCGTTACGAGGGCGCAAAGATGTTTTTAGACCACCCGCGCAACGGCGAGACGGTTCGCTCCGTGCGGGATTTTGGCGGGATCTATAAAAACGTCCGACTGGAAGAAGGCAACAAGCTCAGAGCTGACCTTCATCTGGTTCCGAACGAGGAAGTGCGTAACACCGTCATTCCGATTGCAGAGGCGATGCCGCCCGGCGTTGGATTGTCGATCAGGGACCGCGGCCATGGTCGCGAGGAAAACGGCGTCTTCCTCGTCGAAGGTTTTGCGGGGAAAGGGCCGTTCTCGATTGACCTGGTTATGGAAGCTTCGGTCAACGAGACGCTATTCGAATCCAACCAAGGAGGTAACGACGAAATGGACTTGTCCAAAGTCACACTCGCCGAATTGAAAGAAGCGAATCCGGCGCTCGTTGAATCCATTGCAAACGAAGCGCGTACCGCCGCTTTCAAAGAAGTCGAGGAACAGATCAAAGCAGGCAAGGAAGCTCCGGCCATTATCGCCAAAGGCAAAAAGCTGATGGCGCTGGCCGAGTCCGGTCTGCCGAAAGAAGTCATCGAAAAGGTGCGCCCGGTGGTCGAGCAGGACGCAACCAGCCTGGAAAGCGCGGAAGCGCTGATCAAGGCCCAGAAGGAAATCATTGAAGCGTTGAAACCGGCCGCTGGAGCTTCGGGGAAACCCAAAGTCAAAGGCGCTGGCGCTTCAACCGATCAAAACTTGAGCGAAGCCGAGCTACCCTCTGACGAGGAATTGGCCCGCGCTCTGGAAGGCTAAGGGGGTAGATCAACATGAGTGACTTCGGAGGATTGTTATTTCTCAGAGGGTTCGAGCTGATCGAGGACATGGCCGTCGCATCCGGCACTGTCATCGAGATCGGCGATATGCTAAAAACCACGGGCACCGTCGTTTTGCCTGCGGCCGCCACAACGGATAACTTGGCATTTATCGGTG